AAATCGTAGGCTTAATGAAGTAGAATTAACCTCTGCTAACTTTGCTACTACTACAGGTTTTTATAGTTTTGCTAAAGATGCAGTAAACTCTTCTATTCGGCACATCCAGCAAGAAGAGTATGAGTGGCCTTGGAATCACGTAGAGCAGGAAGAGGTGCTACTTGCTGGTGAGGTTCGCTACAGTTTTCCTTATGATGCTAAGACTATCAATATGAATAGCTTTCGTATCAAAAGAAATGCAGATTTAAGCGTAGATACCGTTAAACTTAAAGTACTTAGCTATGAAGAATACCTTGACAAGTATGCTGATTATGAGTATAACTCTAGCACTAGCGTAAGATCTGTACCTTCTTTTATTGTAAGAGCGCCTAGCAGGGAGTTACTGGTAGTACCAGCCCCAGACAAGGCATACGAATTAGTTTATGAATATTATACAACTGGTTTTGATTTAGAGCTACACTCAGATGTTCCTAATCTCCCCGAAATGTACAAATATGTAATCGTTGATGGTGCTATGTACTATGTCTATCAGTTTAGAGGTGACATGCAAGCAGCACAATTAGCCATGCAGAAGTTTGAGCAGGGAATTAAACAATTACGTAGCATACACATAAATCGTACTGAATATGTACGTGATCGAAGAGTATCCTTCTAATGGCAACACAATGGCAGACATTTCCTATAGAGTTTAGAGGTGGTCTTATCTCTAATCTCAGCCCGTTGCAGCATGGTGCAAATGCTGTCGGGTCTGCCACTATATTACAAAACTTTGAAGCCAATAAAGAGGGCGGCTACTCTAAGATAAGAGGCTATGCTAAATATAGCTCAACAACTGTACCTGGATCTGGTCCGATACTTGCCCTTAAAGTTATTAGCTCTGGTAGGGTTGTAGCTGCACGTAAGAATGGTAGTAACCAAACCCAGTATTACTATAGTACAGGTTCTTCTTGGACCAGTATGGCTACTAGCGTTGGTACTAATGGCGGTAAAGCTAGGCACATTTTATATAACTTAGAGGGTGATGATAAAGTTATATTTGTTGATGGTACTAACTACCCTGCTATATATAACACCTCTGGAAATGCTACTACCTTTATGACATCCTCTAATAGCACAGATGTGTTGGGTGCAGAACATGTAGCTGTATTTAAAAACACTGCCTTCTACTCTAAAGGTAATAACATCTACTTTACTGCCCCTTTTACTGTGGATGATTTTAGTGTTGCTAATGGTGCAGGTTCTATAAATGTAGCAAATGATGTTACAGGTCTAGCAGTATTTCGTGATCAACTGATTATATTTACTACTGACTCTATTAAACGTTTGACAGGTAGCAGCTCTGCTGACTTTACTGTGTCACCTATTACTGACCGTATTGGTTGCATTAATGGGGATACTATTCAAGAGGTTGGTGGTGACATTATGTACCTCGCCCCTGATGGTATTAGACTATTGAGTGCTACTGATCGTATTGGTGACTTTGCTTTGGATGTAGCTTCTAATCAAATAGCCAAAGACGCTACTATCTTTCTTAGCCAAACATCTAGCTTTTGCTCTGTGTTATTTAAAGAAAAAGCTCAGTATAGAATATTTGCATATGTACAATCTGAGCAAGATGATGCAGCTAAAGGTCTTATAGCTACAAAGTTTATATCTCAAGGTGCTGCAGGTATGGCTTGGTCAACCACCAAAGGCATTAAAGCATTTGTAGCAGACAGCAGATACACAGGAACGTCAGAGACAGTAGCTTTTGCTAATGAGGATGGTTACGTCTATACTATGGATACAGGTTCAGACTTTGATGGTGCTGCTATAGAAGCTATCTACGAATCTCCTTTCATGCCTATAAGTGACCCACAGGTACGTAAAACTTTCTACAAGATGACTCTGTATGCTGAACCTACAGGTAGTATGAGTCTAGACTTAAACCTAAAGTACGACTTTGCTTCTGCTTCTAATACCAAAGTAGTGCAGCCAGCTACACAGCAGATTTCTGGTACAGGTGCATCTGTGTTTTTATTTGGTGCATCTAATGCTGTATTTGATACAGCTACATTTGGTGGTGAGCTTGATAAAATATATGACACTAATGTTATTGGTTCAGGTAAAACAATTGCATTAAGATTAGAAGATCTTTCAACTAATCCCACCTTTACACTCGACACGGCTTTGTTAGAATACAGCCAAGAAGATAGACAATAAGGAAACGACATGGCAGGTTATACAAGACAGGATACTGCAAACAACATTGCCAACGGTAACGTTATTGATGCAGATGACTTTGACGCAGAGTACAATGCAGTAGAAAGTGCTTTTAATGCCTCTACAGGTCACAAGCATGATGGTACTGCTGGTGAAGGAGCGCCTATTACTAAGGTTGGCCCAAGCCAAGACCTTATTGTGTCAGGCAGTAATGTCCTACCTAAAACAACAAACACCTTAGATTTAGGTTCAACGGGTGCAAAGTTTAAAAACAGCTTCTTCGATGGCACTGTAACAACAGATGATCTTGCAGTAACAGGTGGTTCTGTTCTTACTGGTAACGCTACCGTAGGTGGTACATTAGGTGTAACAGGAGCAACAACGTTATCTAGCACAGCAGCTATTACAGGTAACACTACAGTAGGTGGTACATTAGGGGTTACGGGTGCATCTACATTAGCTAGTGCTGCAGTTACCAATAACGCTACAGTAGGCGGTACTCTTGGTGTTACTGGTAATAGTACTATTGGTGGTACTCTTGGTGTGACAGGACAGATTACAGGCAATATTACAGGTGCCGTAACAGGTAATGCATCTACTGCAACTGCATTAAAAACTGCAAGAAGCATTACTATTGATGGTGATGTAGATGCTAGTGCTACAGATTTTGATGGCACAGGTAACATTACCCTTACAACAACTTTGGATACAGTAAACTCTAATGTAGGCTCGTTTGGTAGCTCTACAGCTATACCTGTTGTTACTGTAAATGGTAAAGGTTTAGTTACTGCTGTAAGCACTGCTTCTATTACTACCGCACTAACTGTAGGTGCTGATAGTGGTTCTGACGATAGTGTGGCTTTAGCTACAGACACTTTAAACTTTGCTGGTACTGCTAATGAAATTGAGACTGCAGTAAGCAACAACCAGATTCAAATTGGTTTACCTAGTGCAGTTACCGTAGGTAGCCTTACTACATCAGGTAATGTTATTGTAGGTGGAGACTTAACTGTATCAGGCACAACTACTACAGTAAACACTGAGACTATTAACTTAGCTGATAATCAGATATTATTAAATTCTAATGAGACAGGAACCCCCTCACAAAATGGTGGTATTGAAATTGAACGTGGTACATCTGATAACAAAACTCTTGTATGGAATGAGACAAGTGATAAGTGGACTATAGGTAGTGAAACGTTTGTAGCAAGTACGTTTGAAGGCGCATTAAGTGGCAATGCATCTACTGCTACAGCATTAGCTACATCACGTACTATCAGTCTTACAGGCGATGTTTCAGGTAGTGCTTCTTTTAATGGTACAGCTAATGCTACTATTACAGCCACTGTAGCGGATGACAGTCATAACCATGTTATATCAAATGTTGATGGGTTACAGACTGCGTTAGACGGTAAGGCTGCTCTTGCTGGTAGTTCCTCACAATCATTTCAAGCATCTACTATTGATTTAGGTGACTGGACAATTACTCAATCTGGTTCTGATTTAAAGTTTGCTTATCAAGGCACAGACAGACTTAAACTAACAAGTGCAGGTGCGCTTACTGTAGAGAACGATGTAACAGCATTTGGTAGCGCGTAATGACAATCACGCTTCTGGCTCAATATCTATGAGTGAGTTGCGCGACTACTATGGACAGTCTGGTGCTGTATCCCTTAATGCAAATCTAAATAGTGGTACGAATCCTGTGCCCAGCGATTTGCCAGCATCAGGCGCTACTACTTCTTTTTCTAACTACCGTAGTAAAACTAGGATACTTAGAAAGAAAGGCACAACAGAAATAAAAGCTAGTGGTACTTCTTGGTCGCCAGCACAGTCAGGTTGTGTTCAGTATCATGTATATGTTGTAGGTGGCGGTGGCTCTGGCGGTGGAGGCTCTACAGATTCTGGTCGTGAAAAGGTAAGCTCTGGCGGCGGCGCGGGTGGTACAGCATTCCGCAGATACTCTGTGCAGGATCATGGTATCACTTCTGCCAGTATTAGTATTGGTGCTGGCGGTGGAGGTACATCTTATCCTGCTAGTAGTGGCACTAGAACATCAGGGCGTAACGGGGGCACAACCACATTTAACCCTAACGGAACAGGCACAACAATTTCTGCAAGTGGTGGATTGCGTGGGTTTGGTCAGGCACAAGGTAATCCCAGCACCACAGCTACTGCAACCACCCCTGTAGGAGAAAACTCTTCAACTGCTACAACTACTTGGGGGCACTGCTCTGCATCTGAGGGTGGTACAGGCTCTGGCGGTGAGAGTAATTTTACTGGTGGTAAGTCTGTTGGTTTCTTAATTGGTGGAGATCAATCTGCGTCTAGCGGTGGGGGTTCTCCAGATTTAGGATCTGGTGGTCATAATGGAACAACAATTTCAGCAGCGGGTTACGCTAAAGGTGCTACTACTGTGGCTCCTACTAAACCGTCAGAATGGGGTTCTGACGTAAGTGCTACCTTCCAAGGTGGTGCGGGTGTACAACACTCAAGCGGTGCGGCGGGTTCTTCTGATGCAGGTAACGATTACGGGGCGGGATCTGGGGGTTCTTCCTCAGAAAGTGGTGCAGGTTCTACTGCTGACGCATCTAGTGGTGCTATATTTGTTACTTATTATGAGGTAAACACATGACCCCGCTAACGCCAGAGCAACTAGAAGCTATGATGGATAGAGCCGCTAAGAAGGGTGCTAGGCAAGCCTTGTGTGACTTAGGATTGGCTGACTTAGATGCAGCTACTGATATTAGAGAATTACGTAGTCTATTAGACTCATGGCGTGATACAAAGAAAAGTATATGGAAAACACTCATACAATTAGGTACAGTTGCAGTACTGACATTTATAGCTACTGCTGTGTGGATGCAAGTAGGAAAATAAATGATTGAAGTACTAGCACTTGCTGGCGCAGTAACTAAGATAGCAGGTGCAGTTAGCTCTGCAGTCAAGGCTGGTGGTGATGTAGCTGATTTACTACCTCACTTTGGTAGACTAGCAAAGCTTGATTCTGAAATACAGCTTGCTGAAAAGGGTAAACACAAAGGCCCACTAGGTAGACTGTCTTCATCTGAAGAAGAAGGGTTTGCTATCGCCCAAGCTAAGATGAAACACAAAGAAGCAATGGATGAATTGCGTTCAGCGTGTCAGTTGTATGGACCACCAGGAATGTGGGATTTAGTAGTCAAGGAGCAAGCTGCTGCTAGACAACGCCACAAAGAGGCATTAGAGAAACAGGCTGCAGCTAGAGATAGATTATTTTGGGGTTTATCCTTGACAGCAGGTGTATTAGTATTTATAATAGGCTTGGCCGCTATGACTTGGGGATTAAACGAAGTAGTAAATGGATAATAAGGAAGTAACACAATGATGCAGTTTAAAGGATTTAAGCCAGAGGCAATGAAACGTATTGCGGGTTCACTTGGTTATCAAGGTGATATGGATAAGTTTGATCAGTACTTACAGAGTAACCCCAGTGCTATGCAAAAAATGGATACTTACAGAAAGTCTGCTATGAAAATGGCAAGTGGGGGTTATGTACAAAACTATCGCGCTGGTGGTGCTATACCTGTAAATCCTACAGAAGTATTGAATTCTGCATATAACTTAATGTCAGAAGAAGAAAAGGCTGCTACTACTTTACCAACTTCTAACATGTTCCAACCTATAAATACTAGTTTACCAAATACGGGTATGGTTGTTCAAGACCCAAACGCTTCTTTATATCAAAGACCCCTCCAAAGACCTGGATCTGAGAATCTTACAGGGGTTGTTAATCCTGATGACAAAATGCTGAGTGCTGGCTTGGTAGCTTTAGGACAAAACCCTATTAAAACTTCAGCCTCTACTACAGCAGATACCCCACCTACTACTACACCACCAGAAGACAAACCAGAAGATAAACCAAAAGGTAAGTCTGCTGCAGAAGTTACTATTGAAAGATTACAAGATCCTACGGGATCAATGCCAGAAGGTACAACTGTAGAAGCTACTAAGATAGAAACATCAGACGATCAAATCGTAGATGATACTGCTGGTCAGGTTGGTGAAGCTAAAACAGGAACTACTACAGAGGCTACTACAACAGATGCAACTGCTCCTGAAGCAAAGGCTGCGGCGACAGTGGAAGCTGAAACAACTAAGGATGATGTTGATGCCGCTTCTAAAGTAGACGTAGCTAAAGGTGAAGTGTCAGATAAAGCTCAGGTAGAAGCTGCTCAAGAAACAGAAAGTTCCGTATCTGATTTAGAAGCTGCTCAAGGCGAAGCTATTTTAATGAAGAATCCTGTACAACGTGAGATACAGGACGGTGAAATTATATCAGGGGCAGCTAATGCACAAAAGGCTGCTAAGTTTACAGAAGAAGTACAAGCAGCAACAGCTACACCTTCTGAAAAAGCTACAGTACAAGGACAGCTAGGCGAGCTAACAAAAGACTTTGATGCTAACAATCCTCCTGCATGGGCGGCGGGTGCACTACGTGGTGTCATGTCTAAAATGGCATCTCGTGGTATATCTGCATCTAGTATGGCAGGTCAGGCTATGGTTCAAGCTGCAATGGAAAGTGCACTACCTATTGCACAAGCTGATGCATCTACATTTGCAAAGTTTGAAGCTCAAAACTTATCGAACCGCCAGCAACGTGCTATGCTCGCAGCGCAACAACGTGCACAGTTTATGGGCCAAGAGTTTGATCAAGCATTCCAAGCTCGTGTAATGAATGCATCTAAAATATCTGACGTAGCTAACATGAATTTTACAGCAGAGCAAACGGTAGCCCTTGAAAATAGTCGTATCGCTAACACGATGAACATGGCTAATTTAAATAATAGACAAGCTATGGTTATGGCTGAAGCTGCTGCGTTATCTAACTTAGATATGGCTAACCTTAGCAATCGTCAACAAGCTGCTGTGCAAAACGCACAGAACTTTATGTCTATGGATATGGCTAACCTCTCTAATCAGCAAGCTGCTAATATGTTTGCTGCTCAGTCTAGGGTACAGAGTATGTTTACAGATGCTGCCGCACGTAACGCTGCTAATGCATTTAATGCAACATCAGAAAACCAGACTAATCAATTTTATGATAGCTTAAGTGCACAAGTAAGTCAGTTCAATGCTTCTCAAAGTAATGCAATGTCACAGTATAATGCTGGTCAAAAGAATGCTATGTCTCAGTTTAACGCTAATGTTCAAAATCAACGTGAGCAATTCAATGCTAATAACAGATTAGTAGTAGATCAATTTAATGCTAACTGGCGCAGACAAGTTGCTACAGTAGATAATGCTACTGTAAATAGAGTAAACGAATTAAACGCAAAAAATGCTTTAGATGTATCCAATACTGCCTACAATAATTTGTTTAGCTTCTATAGTGACACAATGAAGTGGGCATTTGATTCCTCTGAAAATGAAAAGGATCGAATTGCAAATATGACTATGGAAGAGATGCGTCAAAAGGGATATAAAGATCGTGCTGATGATAAAAATAATTCCTCTTGGTGGAGCGCAGCAGGTAACCTAGTAGGAAATATTTTAATGGCAGATGCAGATTCTGTAGTAGGAACTTGGATGGGCTATAACGAAGGGGGTTAATAATGAGCTATAATAATCATAGAACAGCGTATTTAAATGTACTGCGTAAAGCACAGGCTAAAAAAGTAGCTACAGGAACTACATCAGAAAAGGGTGGACTGTTACGTAGAACAATGAAACCAGAAGAAACTGAGGCTACTAAAGATCCTAGTGAAATGGTTGTTGAATATGTACGTGAAATTAACATGGCAAGAAAGGCACTAGCAGATGGATAAGGGGCCAAGCTTTGACGCACCTGTAGGTGGGCAGGGAATAGTAGCTGAGATGGGCAGTATGCCTTGGCAGCAACCAGCTAAGTATGATACAATAGATGAAGCGTTGGAGTTCTATTCTTCTCGTTTGTTAGAACCACAGTTTCAAGATCAACTTCTTGATGTTATGGAACTAGGTACGCCACTCGCTGCGCTATCAAACTCACTTCAACTAGGCGGTGTAATGCAGGGGCTGCACACACTAGACGTGGGTATACTTATACAACCAGTCCTACTAGAAATGCTTGCTTTTGTAGGCGATAAAAATGGTGTTAAATACGACATGGGATTGCGTGATCCCGACATTGATCCTGATAAGTTTCCAGATTCCAAGATTGCTCTGGCAGTAAAACGTGCTAGAAAAAACATGAAGGAAGATGATGAGGTAGAGCAGGGTGAGGAAGAAAACGTAGAAGCTGTTGCAGAGAATGTAGTAGACAGCGTAAAAGGTTTAATGGCTAGGAGATAACAATGGCGTTTAATGCAGGTGCATTCATAGGTGGCTTTTCACAGGCCGTATCAGCACGTATACAGGAAAGCAACAAAGAAGCTGCACGTATGCGTGAGGAAGAGCGTCTTGAACAAAGATCTATAGACAGAGAAGCTCGTGCTGCACAAAGAGAAGATGAGAAGTTAGCACGTGAACGTGAGCGTGAACTTATAGATCTAACACAAAGCCTTGCGCTACACTATGATGAAGCACAAATGACTAGTATACTTAAGACAGGTAAAGCTGGCGCTAAGTATGCGCTGGAACAGGCAAACGCATATAGAGCAGAAGACCTAGATCCTAGAACTATGTATGATTTAAAAGAATTTGAAATTGAAAGAGCAGAGGTTGCTCCTGTAGCTACATCACTACGTACTGAAGCAGAAGCTGGACCTGCAGTTAAGCAGGGTGATGCTATTCCTTTTGCTTCTAGGTTTAAAAGTTTACCTACTAAAGTTCGTACTAAAGCAAAAACATTTGAAGCTAGACTAGTTGAACTATCTGACAGAATGGCTAGTGCTGAAGACGCGGAATCTAAAGAACGTTATAAAGAACAATATGCTAAGGTAACAGAACAGTATGTAGCTTTCAAAAAAGAAAATAAAGTACCTGATGACTTATCTATTCCTGATCGTAATAGCTTACTTAAAAATACTTTAAACAGAAAGTTAAGTGGCGTTCCTAGTGTATCTTTTGGTCTTGATGGCACCCCTACATACGTTGAGGGTGACGCACTTCTAGTTGCAAGGGCACATCAAGTAGCATATGAGGAGCTAATGGAACTTAACGATGTGGCTGAATGGAAAGATAATAGAGAAATGTTAGTTCAAATACAAGGTATAGGAGAAACAGCAAGAGAAATTTTTGGTACTAAAATTAATCCTGCTTTAGCGGATTACAGAGTTGCACTTGCAGGCGCAGAAAATGAGGCACTAAAAAATGAAATTAGAAAAACAGGTGTTGAAGGCTATGTTCCGTTAAAAAAATATTCTGTAGAGGATGAAGATTCACCCGTCGATTATGCTTACGTAGACCCTAACTATATAAGAAATAATGTAAATTTATACAGAGATGGTGACGTAATTGCATACGCCTACAATGGTAATATGTATCATGCAATTAGAGTTGGGCAAGAAATTATTTATGGACACACTTTTTATAGAAAATAGTAGGGAATATAACTTTGGATATGAATAGCAATTATACTTTACCTCCATTAGATGATCTACTTAGTGTAGACGAGGAGGAGAAAGATAATAAAATAGATATGTTTCCTGATGTAGCAGATACTGCTATACAAGAAAACACTGGCCTTTCAGAAAGCACTAATGAGGATGCAGACTCAGTGCTAGAAGATCCTGTTGCGCCTTCTCTTACTGAGGACACACTAACTACATATGAACCACAAGAGCTACTATCACTAGATGACATACCATCTGTTGATGATGTACCTTCTACAGATATACCAGTAGATACTGAGGTACTTGACCCACGTGTAGATGCTTTAATGAATGATGACTTTGATTTTGCTGAAGAAAATATTGATAACATTTATAATGAAGCAGTTAAGATCTGGGAAAGAGAACGTGCGTTAAAGGATGGCAGATATTATAAAGTAGAAGTAGAAGATATTACTAATATACAATTAGGTGACGATGTAAGGAAACCTACACGCGAAGAAGCTTTACGTGATTACATGATAGAACGTGAAGATCGTGCCTACATGGTAAACGACATGCTACAGGGTGATAATCCTATACGTAAAGAGTTGGCGTCTACATTAGTAGACCAAGGTTACTCACCTTTAACTATTACATACATAATCGAAGGTGCAGAGTGGTCACCCTTTTTAGGTGCTGCTTTAGGTATTGCTGACATACCTGAAAATGTAGCCAACGCAAGACAGGCTTATGAAGACGGTGAGTATGGTGTTATGGCTGCTAATCTTGGTATCAGTGCAGCAGAACTTGCCTTTACTATTACAGGAACTAAACAACTAGCACAGCCCATAGTTGGTGCACTAAAAAATAAAACACTTGGCGCTCGCCGCATGGCGAAAATAAATGAGGCCACAGACGCAGAGTTACGTGTAAAAGCAGAAGCCGCTAAAAAAGTAGCAGATGAAAATCAAGATATTGCAGAGCAGATTATAACTGAGTACGAAGAAACTATGGTAGATGCTACTGGCAAGCAGGTAACTGTGTCTACTGTAGTAGATGGTAGAAAGGTTATGGATTTTGAGGCTGCTAAGGAACATGGGCGTACTGTAGCTGAAGATGTTAAAGCTATGCAGGATCTACGTGCCGCTGAGTTTGCTAAAAGTTCTACAGAAGCTAATGCTAAATGGGGTGTTGGTGAAGTAGAAGCATTTAGTGGGTTGACAGAAGAGGTAGATGAATTAGTAACACCATTACTTAACGCTGAAAAGTTTAATGCTATTGTAGCTATTGCATCTGACTTAAAGAAAACAAACCCGTCAGCATTCTCTAAAGATAAAACTATTATTGAAAGTCTATTCGATTTAACTACAGATAATAAAATAGGGTTTAAAGACTCTCAAGAATTAGCTGACATGTTAAATAAATATGGACTAAGTTTTGATGACTACGTAAACATGGTCGTTACTGGTGGCTCAGAGGCAGGTAAGATATTACAGAAACTATCTCAAATACGTAGAGCAGGTTCTGTAGATGATCTTAGGGCTATGAAGGAAAAGCTTCGCCAAGAGGGTCAGAATGATATACTTAAAACGTGGCGGCGTATAGAAAACTTACGGCGCGGTGGTATGGTATCTATGGTTAAGACTGCCTTTCGTAACGCAGGTTCGTTTGCCATTCGCGCACCATTAGAAACTCTTGAAAATGTTTCTGATTCTATTATGTATGAAATGAGTCAGAAGTTTCAAAAAAGAAATGATATAGGTTACAGAAAAGCTGTTATGCAAGCTACATGGGCAGGAGCTAAAACAGCTATCAGTCCTAAGCAATGGTACAACAGCACTAAAATGTTACAGCGCGTGGTTGCTAACCCCGTTATGGCAAGAGATGTAACTGACTTTATACTTAAGCGTCCTGAGTTTATAGACAAACATAAAAACTTGTTTGACATGGTAAATGAGTATCAGGTAGCAACAGGTAGAGGTGAAGGTGGTGCAGTTGACGCCACACTTACAAAGTTAGAAGACGTAGTTAATGTCTTAAACACACCAAACAGAATACAAGAATTTACTATTCGTAGGGCTGCTTTTATGGGTGAGCTTGAGCGTCTAGTAAGTAGACACTACGACAAGAGCTTAATGACTATGCTAGAAGAAGGTAAGATAGGTGATCTTATCGCAAATGCATCTAGCGTAAGACCTAAAGGCGCACCTACATTTGAACAGCTTATAGAAGACAGTACTAAAAAAGCACTGGACATTACCTATGCTAGTCCACCTGAGATAACTGCACTGGCAGATCTTAGTAACTGGCTTACTCGTAATGGTTTGACTGCTGTAACTACACCTTTCCCACGTTTTATGTTTAAGTCTATGGAACTTATGGGTCAGTATGGTGGCGGTGCACTTAACGTAGGCATACGTAAGGCATTCAATGTTAATGGTAAAAAGTGGGGTGATGCCTTAGATGCTAAGGACAGGCAGCTAATAGGGCGCAACTTAACTGGTTGGTCTGCTATATACGCAGCTTATCAATATCGTATCTCTGAGGGGTCACCCGCTGACCACAAAGAAATGGTTACAGACGAAGGTAAAGTCTGGGATACTACCTCATTCTTTCCCTTACGTCAGGCTATGTGGATTGGTGAAGCTATTAAGCGTGGGATGTGGACCCCTTTTGGTACAAGGGATGAGGGTGAGTCTGCTAAAACTCTAGCTGAGTGGATAGACGTTAAAGAAGTACAGGAAGTATTTTTAGGTACTGCTGCTAGAACAGGTACTGCAAATATATACGTAGAAGAAATAACAAATATTATTGCAGACTCTGGCGATCCTGCTAGTAGTGAGTCGTTTAAAAAATTACTATCACGAAACCTAGCTAACTATCTACGCACATGGACGATACCTTTAACGCAAGTTCCTGAACTACAAAGGGCTACAGGGTACAGGCCAGCTACATACACTGAGCAAGCAGAAGATAGAGACACACTAAACGAAAACTATCTACAAGCTGCTATTTCTGAAACTGCTAGAAGTATGCGTACCGCTGGCGTTAGTAATATTTTTACGCCATCTAAAGAGTTTGAACGTGAACAGCGTGTAGATGTGTTTACACCTGACAGGCAACGGCTTAACATGGGTCTTGGTTTAGTTGCGGGTGTAACTCAATACACTATGGACTCAGATGATGGTGAGTACTTAAAGCGCAAAGGGTTAAGTAAGTGGGAAATGTCTAGTAAATCTAGGATACCATCAAGACAGGCTGTGGAAAATTTATACCTACAAAAATACTTACCTAAGATTATTGATGGTGCTAGAAGCTTTGAAACTATTTTACGTAAAGATTATTTAAAGGAACCTAGTTTAAAAGAAGAAGGTATTAGCATAGATAAGTATGTAAATCAAAGAATAGTTCCTTATTTAAACAAACAAAAAGGTGCTTTACTTAAAGCGTCAGAAAGTGTTAGTGCTAAGGATACGGATAAACTACTTGTTGCTCACGAAGACTATAGAAGGATGGGTAAAAAGACTAGAGCGCTGGGCTTTAGTGAATACATCAGAAGGTTTGGTGAACCGCCTAACATGGCAGAGCTAAAAGACGTATTAAAATTAATAGAAACATCTAAGAAAGCGTCTAGTGCTTTTGGTAGTAAATAAAAGAGGGGGCAATTAAGCCCCCTTTAGTTTATCGTGTGTCACCACTACCGCCTAGAGTTCCAGATTGTTTTCGTTGCCCTAGTTTCTTTTCATTCTGTCCTGCTATCATACCTAATGACAAGTTCAAATCAGTAGCTAGTGCAGCGCAGTACCAGAGTACATCACCAATCTCGCTGGCTATGTCCTCTCGCCATGTGTCAGGACGCTTATCAGGACCGTCACGTATAAGCTTCTTTACCTTGTTGGCTACTTCACCTGCTTCACCAGCTAACCCTAACGCAGGGTAGAGGATACGATGCTCCTCTGGGTAGATGGCAGTTGAACTTGCGTTGCGCTGATACGAATTAAAGTCAGACATGCTGTACTTCTCCTGTAGAAATTTGGTTGCTTCTTCTTTTAGATTCATATTCCTTCTGCCGTTTCAATGTTTCAAAATAGGATTTGCTAAACCCTCTCTCCCATTCCCTGTACTGCATTGTGTCTTTATGGAATGGGTTAGTGACACGCCCTGCTCTGAAGTCTTGTGACCCCTGATTGTACTGGACACGCAATGGTGCATCGTGCTTCCCTAGTCCACGTTGCTTTCTCATGTTTTTATTGTTGCCCATTATACTCTCCTTATGCTGCTTCTTTTAATACATCTATAGGCTTAAGATCACCTATCTTCATTTCGTAGTTATCTCTACGGTATTCGATTTCTCTAGTACCTGCGTAAAACTTTTCACCCTTACGCTTTAGTACACCATCCTTTACGAACCCGTCACGTTCATACGTACCACACACCCACACCTTAGACAAGTCTTTCTTTACGTTTGTGAACACAAAGTAATCGCAGCCTTGTTTCTCAG